AGCTGTAATGGCCAACGCGCTCGCTGCCGAGCTGCCGTCCTTCGACTGGCGCGCGCCGGATTACGATGCCGTGTTCCAAGAGCGCATGCGCGTCCTCGCCCGCCTGCGTGCGCGGCCGGAGCTGCTGCCGCCGCTGCGCGCCTACTATCGCGATCACCCCGCCCAATTCATCGTGGATTGGGGCTGCACGGTGGACCCTCGGAACGTCGAGCGCGGCCTGCCGGCGCGCATGCCCTTCATCCTGTTTCCCAAGCAGATCGAGTGGATCGAGTGGATCATCGAGCGCTGGCTGGCGGGCGAGCCAGGCGCGACCGAGAAGTCGCGCGACAGCGGCGTCACCTGGCTCGCGATCGCGCTCAGCTGCACCTTGTGCCTCTTCCACGAGGGGCTCGCCATCGGCTTCGGCAGTCGCAAGGTCGAATATGTCGACAAGATCGGCGATCCGAAGTCGATCTTCTACAAGGGCCGCCTGTTCATGGGCGAGCTGCCCCGCATGTTTCGCGGCGGCTGGGACGCGCGCCTGCATGGGACCTATCTGCGCCTTCACTTCCCGGAGACGGGCAGCACGATCACCGGCGAGGCTGGCGACAATATCGGCCGCGGCGATCGCGCCAGCATCTATTTCGTCGACGAAGCCGCCTTCCTCGAACGCCCGCAGCTCGTCGACGCCTCGCTCTCCCAGACGACGAACTGCCGGCAGGACATTTCGACGCCGAACGGCATGGCCAACCCGTTCGCGCAGAAGGTGCACGGCGGCCAGATCAGGACCTTCCGCTTCCACTGGCGTGACGATCCGAGGAAGGACGAAGCCTGGTATGCCAAGCAGGTGGCGGAGCTCGATCCTGTCACCGTCGCCCAGGAAATCGATATCGATTACACCGCCTCGGTCGAAGGCATCCTGATCCCCTCGGCATGGGTGCAGGCGGCTGTCGACGCTCATGTGAAGCTCGGCGTCGAACCGACCGGCGCCCGCCGCGGCGCCTTGGACGTTGCCGACGAGGGCAAGGACAAAAACGCTTTTGCGATCGCCCGCGGCTGCCTCGTGGAGCATGTCGAGGAGTGGTCGGGCAAAGGCGGTGACATCTTCAGCACCGTTCAGCGCGCCTTCCACCTCTCAGACGAGCACGATCTGCCGGAGTTCAAGTTCGACTCCGATGGCCTTGGTGCCGGCGTGCGCGGCGACGCCCGCATCGTCAATGAGCAGCGCCAGAGCACCAAGCAGCGCGAAATCAGCGTTCTGCCCTTCCGCGGCTCCGAAGCCGTCTGGCGGCCGGAGAGCGAGGACGTGAAAGGCCGCAAGAACAAGGACTTCTTCGCGAACCGGAAGGCGCAGGGCTGGTTCAACCTGCGCCGTCGCTTCCAGACGACCTTCCGCGCCGTCACCTCCGGCGCCGAGTTCGAGCCCGACGACATCATCTCGATTGCATCGGGATGCGGTGCGCTCGCGCAGCTCAGCGGAGAGCTCTCCCAGCCGACTTACTCAATCAACGCTGTGGGCAAGGTCGTTATCGACAAAATGCCGGACGGAGCGAAATCGCCGAACATGGCGGACAGTGTTATGATAGTGTTCGCAGACACCTGGCAGCCAATGGTGATCAACCCCGAAATGCTTGAGCTGATCTAGGTTCAGGGGTATCGTAAACCCTCAGACTGGAGACGCATTCTCATGGCGCGAAAGACGAAGATAGTCACGATACAGTCGGAAGGCCGCGATAAGGGACGAGCCTATCAACTTACCGAGATGCCAGCTACCCAGGCAGAGGACTGGGCGTCCCGGGCGCTATTCGCAATCGGCAAGAGCAATCCAGACCTTCCGGATAATGTCACCTCCGCAGGCATGGCAGGCGTCGCGGCGCTCGGCATCCGCGCCCTGGCGTCAATTCCTTGGGCCGAAGCCGAGCCGCTATTGGCGGAGATGTTCACGTGCATCCAGTATGTGCCCGATCCATCGCGGCCGAGCATCGTCCGACCGCTGATCGAAGACGACATCGAGGAAGTCGCCACCCGCGTCATGCTGCGCGCGGAGGTTGCTAGCCTCCACCTGGGTTTTTCCATCGCCGCCGAGCTTTCGAAGCTGGGGGCGGCGCTCAAGAAGTTCATCGATACGAGGCTTACCCCAACATCCCATCCGGGATTGGCGCCGTCGTGACCTCGCACCTCGCCACGCTGCATGAGCTGAGCACGATCTACGGCACCGAGGACCTCCACAACCTCCTCGAGATCGCGGTCGTCAACGCGCACAACCAGAGGATCGCCAATGAAGCTGCGGCGAACAGCTGAGCGCGATCTTCGCTTGATGGGAAGATGATCGCCATGGGCGCGATGAAAGGCGGTGGAAAGCTGGAGGCATTCCTGCGGGACATGGAACGCAAGATTTCGCGCCCGGCCGTGCTGAAGGTCGGCTTTATGGAAGACGCGAAGGAGCCGGATGGCACTCCCACGGCGATGGTCGCAGCAATCAACAACTTCGGCGCCCCGGCTGTTGGAATACCGCCCCGGCCCTTCTTCAGCACGATGATCAGCAAGAACCAGGCGTCCTGGCCCGCGCAGCTCGCGGGCTGCCTGAAAGCCCGCGACATGGATGCGACCGCCGCGCTCGAGGATATGGGCGGCATCATCGCCGGCGAACTCCGGACCGAGATTACCTTGATGGACTCGCCCCCGCTCAGTCCCGTCACCCTGATGCTGCGTTCCATGCGCATCGGCAAGCGCGACGAGCCCGTGACGTTCGCAATGGTTCAGGAGGCGCGCGCCCGCGTCGCCCTTGGCGAGCAGCCGAAGGGGCTAACCGCGACCGGTGCGAAGCCGCTCGTCGACAGCGGCACGATGCTGAACCGCATCGAGAGCGTGGTGGAGAGCTGACATGCCCACCGTGATCGACTCGTTCATCATGCAGATGGGCTGGGATGCCGGCGACTTTAAGCGCGGCTCCAAGGACATTCAGGCGGGGCTGAAGCGCACGACGGATGAGGCTGACAAATCCGCCAAGCTCATGGAGGCGGCGGGTAAGCGGGCCGCGAACTACTTCGCCTCGCTTCGAACCGAGGTAGTCGGGCTCTTCCTGGCATTCGCTGGCGCGCACGGGCTCAAGGACTTCGCAACAGGCCTCATCGAGAATGACGCGCACGTCGGCCGTTTCTCCAAGAACATCGGCGTCGCGACGGAGAAGATCGGGGCTTGGCAGGCAGCCGTGCGTGAGATGGGCGGCGGCTCGCAGGATTCGGACGGCGCGCTCGCCACCATGGCGAAGGCTATCAGCGACGTGAAGCTCGGGCTCCGTCCCGAGAATGCCGGTGTCCTCCAGGCGCTGGGCCTGAACCAGGACAACATGAAGGACCCGTCGCAGATGCTGCTGCGCATCGCCGAGGCGAGCCGGCGGATGGACCCGATGGTCTTCAACAACCTGGTAAGCCGCCTAGGTTTCACCGAGCCCATGATCGCGCTGCTCGAGCGTGGGAACCGCGACCTCGAGCAGAACATGCCCCGATGGGAGAAGATGGCTGCCCTTCAACAGGCGAATGCCGACGCTGCGGCCAAGCTGATCAGCGAACTTGGCGATTTGCAGACGATCATTGAGGGAGCGGCGCAGCCCGCCGTAGAGAAATTCTCAGATGCGCTCACCAAGTTGGCTGGCACGAAAGACGGTCTCGAGGATCTAAAGGACGTCGTCGTTGGCGTCTTGGGCGCGATCGGCGCGGCCGCCGTTGTCGCCAACGCGCCCCTAGTCGTTCTTGCGGCTAGCATAGCCGGGCTGCTCAAGCTCAAGCACATGCTCGATGGCATGACGCCTGCGCAGAAGGCGGCGCTCGAAGACAACGCCCGGAGCGTTCGAAATAAGGCGCTCAGCCAGATTGGGCACGGCGACTTCTCTGCGGCGTGGGGCACAATCACGGGTGCGGCAAGTCAGGGGCTCGCCATGCTTAATGGTGGCGCCGCCCCTGGTGGCGGCACCGGCCCGAACGGCATTAAGTCCGGCGGTGGCGGCGGCGACACCCGATCAAGGGTGATCTCCTTCTTCCGCGCCAATGGCTTCTCCGAGGCTGAGGCGCAGGGGATCTGGGCAGGCATATGGGCCGAGAGCAAGGGCGATCCGAACGCGCTGGGGCCACTCACGAAAAGCGGCCATCGTGCCCGCGGGATTGGCCAGTGGTTGAGCCCTGATCGCATAGCCAATTTCCAGAAGGTAATGGGTCATCCGCTCGCTGGGTCGACGCTCGATCAGCAGCTCGCCTTCATGCTCTGGGAGATGCGGAACACCCACAAGCGCGCCGGCCTGGCTATCGGCTCGGAGACATCGTCCACGGGCGCGCTCGCGGACATGATCCGTCTGTTCTTCATGCCTGGGAGCGGCACGATGGCGGACTGGCGCAGCGGAATCGGTGCTCTCGGCTTACCTCGGGGCACGCCGATGCCGCGCTCGGGAACCACCATCACCTTCGGCGACATCAACGTGACTGCCGCGCCCGGGGCCGATCCGCGCGCCACCGGCCGCGCGATCACGGATACGATTCGAAGCCGAATGAAGGGCGTGCAGGCGGACGGCGCCTTCAACTGATGACCTTTCGTCGGCGCGCCCTCGATGTGACGTTCCGCCTCGGTCAAGGCACCTTCGGCGACAGCGGCTTCAACACCGTGAAGCTCAGCGGCCGACGCGCCTCGGCGAGCATCACTTCCGGAGACAGCGTGACCACCGCCGAGCTCGACCTTCGCGTTTACGGCATGACGCAGACGGTGATGAATGCCTTGACGATCCTCAACCAAGATTATGCGCAGCGCCTCAGCAAGGGGCTCAACTTCGTCACCGTCGAGGCGAGCGGCGAGGATGGTGGCGTGGGGACTGTCTTCACCGGCGGCATCGTAGAGGCATGGGCCGACTTCTCGGCGATGCCAGAGACCTCTTTTGTCGTGAAAGCGACAACGGGCCTGGTCGATCGCTACGCTTCGACGTCGCCAAGCAGTTTCAATGGCCCTGCCGACGCGGCGATCATCATGCAGTCGATCGCGGCGAAGATGGGCGTCCGACTAGAGAATAACGGCGTGCAGGGCGTGATGCTCACGGATCGAAATTACCCAGGCTCAGCCTTCGATCAGATGCAGGCCGTGGCGCGCGACGCCGACATCAACGCCATCATCGATCCCGGCACCGGTAACCTCGTGATATGGCCGCGCAATGGCTCAAGGGGCGGCCAGATCCCGCTCATCAATGCCTCAAGCGGAATGGTCGGCTTTCCATCGTTCACCGAATATGGGGTGCAGGTGACCACGCTCTACAACCCGGCGATCGCGCCGGGCGGGAAGGTTGCCATCGAGAGCGCCCTGCAGCCCGCGACCGGTCCAGAATGGTATGTGTATCTCGTCGGCCACGACCTCGAAGCGCAGGTTCCCGGCGGCAAGTGGTTCACCCATTTCGAAGCTTCCGTGAACCGCATCCAGGCGGCGGGCGCGGTTGCTAGCGGGGGCGCATGACCATGTCGAACACCGGACAGCTGCTCCGTGGGGCCGCGCGTGACGAGTATGCGACCCTCGACCACATCGTCCGCATGATCCTCAACAAGAGCTGGACCAGCACGCTCGTGCAGGTGAAGGCCGTGCGGAATGATGGCGCCGGCCCGACCGGGTCGGTCGATATTCAGCCGATGGTCCACCAGTTGACTGGCGACGGCGTCGCCGTGCCGCACGCGACCATATTCAACGTCCCCTATTTCCGCCTGCAGGGCGGCTCCTGCGCGATCATCATCGACCCCTCGCCCGGCGACATCGGCATCGGACTATTCGCCCAGAGCGACATCTCGGCCGTCAAGAAGACCCGCGCGCCTGCACCGCCCGGGTCGCGCGCGCGGTTCAGCGCGGGTGACGCGCTCTATATCGGTGGTTTCCTGAACATCACGCCAGAGACCTATCTGCAGCTCGTTGCCGGCACCGCCACGCTGGTCGCGCCGACCGCGTTCAATATCGTATCGCCGCTGGTGACCCTGAGCCAGGACATGCACGTCGCCGGCGATATCACCACGGCGGCGGGATCGACCTTCAACGGGAAGTCGTTCGACTCGCACACGCACGGCGGCGTGACGGCGGGCAGCGGAACATCGGGGCCGCCTAGTTGATCCTTGACCGTTGGGCGTGCGAACCTACGTCATCGTGGGACGCCGGATACGACAGCTGCTCTTCATCGCCCTGCTGCCGTTGGCGGCCTGCCACTCGAAGGCGTCGATTGATTCGATCCGCCAGACGGCCGCGGCCAAGCTTCAGCAGCAGCTGGATGGCGACTTCGGCCCCGGTAAGGCGAAGGTTAGCGCCGTCGAACTCGTCGAGACGTCAGCACCCCACTATGACGGATCGGCAACCGTCCGCGTCGGCGCCCAGTCCGTCAGCCTGCCGGTCCAAGTGACCTCGGACGGGAAGACCACGCTCGTGTCGGCTGATGACGCCAAGATTGGCACGGCGATAACCGCCAGCGGGCAGAGCGCCATGGCAGTGTTGAACGGCAAATATGCCGATTATGTGCTGAGCCCCGCGATATTCTCGCGGCTGCCAGCGGAGCTTCGCGCCAACCGCGCCACCTTCGCCGAGCGCCTCCAAGTCGTCGACCCTATCGAGCACGAAGATGGCGGCTATTTCGGCTCGGGTTGCCTTCCCCATGAATGCGGGTCGGATGGGGCCGCCTGGTTCATCAGCGACGACGGTTCGAGCGCAGCGGCCGTCATCATGGAGACTGATCATCCGACCGCCTACGGGGCGGCGACGGGTGCCCCCGACACGATCACCTTTCATGTCTATGGCGCCCAGCCGGCCGATCTGCCTGGAGCACTCGCAGGCTGGGCTTCGGACAACGGCATGAACAACGGCAACATCGCGTCCGATGCGCCGACCTATGTGCCGCCAGCGAAATCGTAGCCGGACCCCTATAACTCCGCGATGACCGCGACGGAGACGCACCGGCATCCCGGATCGCGCCCAGGCAGT